GTAATGGATTCAGTAGGACACTCTGAGTTTCCTGTATGGAAAGAAAATACTGATGGAATGCAAGAACTCGGTGAAACAGAATTAATTACACCTTTGATAAAAGCTGTTCAAGAACTAACAAAGAAAGTTGAAGAACAACAAAAAGAAATTGAAAAACTAAAAAAACAATAGGAGTTACATATGCTAACTAAATTTGACGATATAATAGAAGTAGTATTACACCACGAAGGTGGATACGTTAATGACCCGAAAGATCCTGGTGGAGAAACTAATTTTGGTATAGCCAAAAGAAGTCATCCTGATGTGGATATAAAAAACCTTACAAAAGATGGTGCTAAAAAAATATACAAGGAAGTATATTGGGATAAAAATAAAGTAGAATCTCTTTCAGAAGACCTAAGACATATTTACTTTGATATGTGTGTAAATCAAGGTAGAGGAAGAGCCGTTAAAATTTTACAACAGGCTGCTAATGCTAAAGGTGCTGGACTTAAAGTAGATGGTGGAATGGGACCTATGACTATAGCTGCTATGGAAGGTGTTGAGTTACAGAGAGTTAGGGCATATAGAATTAAATATTATGCTGATTTGGTAACTCGTAAACCAGACTTAGAAAGATTTTACTTTGGTTGGTTTAGAAGAGGATTAGAAGTATAGTTCTTTTTAAATCTATATATTTATAGATGTAAAGGAACATCAAAACTCATGAGCTTAAAAAAACTAATAGAAGAAATAACCAAACCCGTCATAGATGAGATGGGTATAGTCGCCGGTGATGGAACTATCAAGGGTGGTTCTAAACTTTCTAAGATAAAAAAGATGAAGAAGAAAGGACACACCTCAGTTCCTTATGGTAGTGGTTATAAAAAAGTAGATGAAAGTAAAAACCTTAAACTTAATATTCCAAATGACATAGAAAAGATACATAAATTATTTAAGAAAAATAATAAAAAACTGTATATTGTAGGTGGAGCAGTTAGAGATGCAATATTAGGAAAGAATCCAAAAGATTTTGATTTAGCCACCGATGCTAAACCCGATGAGGTATTGAAGATAGCCAAAGATGGTGGATTGAAAACCACAGAGGTTGGTAAATCTTTTGGGGTGGTGGTTGTAGGTGGGCATGAAATAGCAACATTTAGAAAAGATATTGGAAAGGGTAGGAGGCCGAGTGCTGTTGATTATACAGACATTGAGGGTGATGTAAAGAGAAGAGATTTAACCATCAATGCTTTATTTTATGATATAGATAGAAAAGATATAGTTGATTTGGTTGGTGGTATAGCAGATTTAAAGAAGAGAAAGATAAGAACTGTTGGGAAGGCTAGTGAAAGGTTTGATGAGGACCCATTGAGGAAGATGAGAGCCCTTAGATTTCACGGTGCTCTTGGTGGTAAGATGTCTAAGGATACCAAGCAGGCTCTGATGGATAATCCAAGTCTTAAAGGTATTAGTGGTGAAAGAATTAGAGATGAGTTTGTTAAGTCAATTAAGAAAGCTAAGTCAACCAAAAACTACCTACAGAAAACTGATGAGTTAAAATTTACAGACCAAATCTTACCTGGCTTAAAGATTAGTAAACCATATATAGATGAGAATGACCATATCTTATTATTGGCTTGGATTTTAAGAAAGAATGATGCTAATTCATTGGGTATTAAATTAAACAAATTAAGATACTCAAAAGAAGAAGCACAAAATATTCAATTCTTAAATACATTACAGAACTTTAAACCTGAAAAGATATTTCTAACTAAAAAGTTTCAAGAGAAAACATCCTTAACTGATGATCAAATTATTCAATGGGGTAAGTATATAGGAAAAGATTTAAAGAAGATGGTTAAGTTTAAACTATCGGTAAAGGGTAGTGATGTTTCAAAGGATTTAAAAGGAAGAGAAATAGGTAAGGCTATACAAAAATTAGAAAGGGATAAATTCTTGAACGAAGCATTTGCAGTTAGAGGTAATAAAGTAGAAAAGTTTATTACAGGTCATAATCTTACTATGAAGGGTAAGAAATATAAAGAAATAGAATTTGAAACATTGGGTGTTGATAATAGTAGAAAGATGATTACATTGAGAATTTTAGCACCAAAGAAATTATTTGGTATTGAGACACCTGTAAAATTTTCAACATTGAGAAGAGGACCTTTTACAAAAACCGATACTGGTAAAAAAATAAAAGAGATAGCAGTCAGACCTAAACCAAAAAAATTTAGGGACATCTATGATGCTCTTCCCTCTACTTTAAAGAAACGAGTTATGAATCTTAAAAACTATGACCAACGTAGAGATGCTCATCCAGAAGGTAATGTTTTAAAACATACCATCGCTGTAACTAACAGAGCATTAAAAACCGGTGATATAGACTTTGCTTTATCAGCATTATTCCACGATATAGGAAAAGACTCTACTGCTAAACTACATCCGAAAAAAGGTTTTTGGACTCACTATGGCCATGAGAAAGTTTCTGCTCAACTTGTATTGAAACATAAAAAGTGGATACAATCATTAGGTGGTGATGTTGATACTATTCATTACATAGTAAAGAATCATATGAGAATGAAAGTGTTTGATAAGATGAGATGGCATAAACAAGATAAGATGAGGAAAGATAAAGGATTTAGTAAATTACAAAAATTTACTACATTTGATAAGGGTGGTAGAGGAATAAGAGAAGCTTCAGAAGTTAAAAAAACTATAGCTGTATACGGTGGTAGATTTCAACCATTTCATTCAGGACATATGGCTACATATAAATGGTTAAAATCAAAGTTTGATGAGGTATATATAACAACATCTAACATAAAGCAACCGCCGAGACATCCTCTGAATTTTAAGGAAAAAGCTAAACATATGGTTAAGATGGGTATTCCTAAAAACCGTATTGTAAATGAAAAGTCTCCATATGTTGCTGTTAACTTACTGAAGAAGTTTGATTCAGATAAAACTGCAGTTGTTTATGCTTTTGGTTCAAAGGATGATGGTAGGTTAAAATCAGGAACTAAGAAAGATGGTAGTAAATCTTACTATCAAGACTACAATAAGAATAAGAATGATTTAGTTGGATTTGAAAAGCATGGATACTTTGTAGCTGCTCCACCATCAGGTAATGTTAGTGGAACAAAGATGCGACAATTATTAGGTGATCCAAAAATTGAAGATAGTGAAAGACAAAAGTTATTTAAAAAATCATTTGGATATTATGATAAAGCTGTGTATACTATGATGACCAATAGCTTTAGAAAGTTATTTGAAACATACACATTAACAGGCGAATTAATAGAAGAATTTTTATTAGAAGTTTCAGCTACACCTGCTGGAAATTTAGATGATGGTCCTTCTACTTATTATCAGAGCTTATCTGCATATAAAAAGGATTCAAAAGATTGGCTAGACTCACTTTACTCCGAAGCTGGTTGGGAGGTTATAGATTATATGTTTGATGAAAAGTCTGTAAAGCCTGAAAATAATATTGCTAAGGCTGGTGATATTCATAAGAGAAGAGATGTTGGACAAAAGCACTATGCGTCAGTTCCACTTACTTACTTAGATCATGGACAAGCAAAAGGTTCTACTAAAGCATTAAATAGTTACAAAAAATGGATTTCTGATGTGGTTAAACCTTTAGGATGGAAAATCGTGAATTGGATGGGAACAGAAGCAGCATTGGATAATATAATAGGTTCTTTATTCGCAGCTGGTGCTGATGGAGATTCCTATGATGTAAATTTATTTGAGCACATAAATTCAAAAAATATGTTAACACAAAAAAATAAAGGAAAGGAGTTACTGCTTATGGGTGGTGCATACGGACATTTAAGTCATCCGTTTGATAATAAAAATCTTACATTTTCAGATTTTAAAACACTAATTATTAACACATTACAGGGTAATCTCAGTAGTGAAGGCGCAGTTACAGAAAAAACTGATGGTCAGAATATAATGATAAGTTGGAAGAATAATAAACTTCTAGCTGCTCGTAATAAAGGACATATTAAAAACTTTGGTGCAGGTGCATTGGATATTAATGGAATAAAAAATATGTTTGCAGGTAGAGGTGATATAGAAAAAGCTTTCGTATCTGCTATGTTTGATTTACAAACAGCACTTAAAGGACTGAGTAAAAAGCAAAAGGATAAGATATTTGCAGAAGGTAAAAAATTTATGTCGTTAGAGGTTATGTATCCAAAGACTACAAATGTGATACCATATGATAAAGCACTATTGCAATTTCATGGAACAATAGAATATGATGCAGCTGGAACGCCGCAGGGAGAGGATAGAGGAAGTGCTAGAATGCTAGCTGGTATGATAAAACAGATTAATCAAAATATTCAAAAGACATATAGTATAACAAAGCCATTTGTTGCTAATTTACCAAAAGTAAAAGACTTCTCACAAAGACAAAGTTACTTTTTAGGTAAGTTAAACAAATTAAGAAAAGAATTTGATTTAAAAGATACAGACACATTATCAGATTATCATCAGGCATATTGGTATGAGTATATCTTTAATGCTGGAAAGCAAACAGACAATCCTAATGTAACAAATAATGTTATGGCTGGTCTTTTAAAGAGATGGGCTTTCTTTGATAAATCATATAAGATTCCACAAATTAAAAAAGACTTAAAAGATTATCCTAAGTTTTTAGATTGGGTATTATCTACTGATAAAAATGATCATGCTAAGTTACAGAAAAAGCATATTAGAGATTGGGAAGTTCTTTTCTTTGAGTTGGGGGCTGAAGTGTTAAAAAATATGAAAGATTTTATAGCAGCTAATCCTAGTAAAGCTGTTCAAAAAATGAAAAAAGATTTAACTACAGCAATTAAACAAATAAAAAATGCAAAAGACCCAAAGCAGATGGGATTGCTAAAAACTCAATTAGATAGGTTACAGGCTTTAGGTGGGTTTGATGCTATTGTTCCGAGCGAAGGGATAACATTTATGTTTAAGGGAAAGGTTTATAAATACACAGGCGCATTTGCACCTGTTAATCAGATATTAGGAATATTAAAGTTTACGAGGTAAGTATGGGGTATAGTAAAGAACAAGAAAGACAAAATCAAGTATTAGGCGATTTATTATCCGGTAGAGAGCCTGAAAAAAGGGTAATGGTTGGATATGATAAGAAAAAAGAAAAGAGCGGCGATAAGATAAGTAGACTTTCAGATGTAATGAAAGAAGCTAGAATGCCAATGTTTTGTCCTGAATGTGACAGAGTGATGAAGAAAAGATTAGATAATAAGTTTTGGAGAATGATGGGACACTGTTTTGATTGCCAAATAAAAATAGAACATAAACTTAGATTAGAAGGTAAATATGATGAATGGGAAAAGAACAAGATAAAACAAAATAAAATTGCTTTTCTTAAAGAACAAATACAAGCAATTGAAGAATGGAGAGATATGAAAGCTCCAGAATTTTTCAATAACGTTGGTGTAAATCATCCAGAATTGCAAAAAGAAAAATGGGGTGGTGATATGACTCAGCTAAATAATATGGCTGAAGAGGCATTAGAAGAATATACAAAGACTTTGAATAAACTGGAGAAATCATAATGAAAATATGGAAATTAGTGCTTGGCTTTTTTGGTATTGTCGGTGGTCTTTTTGCAGCTAAAGCTGTTAAGAGTAAGGAGATAAAACAACTTGAAAAGGTTATTAAAGAAAATAAAAAAGAAGAGAAAAAAGTAGAAAAAGAAATTAAAAAATTAGAAGTAGATAAAAAAGTTTCTAAAAAAGAGATTGGAAACTTAAAAAGAAAATTAACTAACAGCAAAAAGAAAACTCAAAAAATGCAGGATGCTTACGACAATGATGAGGTTGAATCAGCTGAAGATTTTTTAAGAAGTTTTGCTAAAAACAAATGAGAATATCTATGAAAATATTAAAATACTTTCTAATATCATTTTTTGTATTATCAATAGCTGATGGACAAGATATAAAGAAAGATGGAAAAGTAATAACTACCTTTACAAAAGAACAAGCTTTAGAAATGTTGAAAGCTCGTGATGCTCAATGGGAAGGTAAGTTGGCTAAAGCTGATTCTCTAATAGAATCTCAGAAAGTTGTTATTTCTGATAGCGAAGAATTAATATCAAAGATAGAAGAGAGTGCTGGAATAGAAGCTGTTTTATCTGATGCTAAAAGTAGACAAATTAAATTGTTGAAATCACGTGATGAAGCTAATGAAAAGATAATAAAAGCTCTTGAACCTAAATGGTATGAAAATCAATATCTATGGATGGGAATAGGATTTATCTTAGGAAAAATATAATGAAACCTGCTCCACTAAAGGATGTGATAAAAAAAGAGTATGTTAAATGCGCTAAAGATCCTATATACTTTTTAAAAAAGTATTGTGTTGTTCAGCATCCAATTAAAGGAAAAGTTCCATTTCACCTCTGGCCGTTTCAAGAAGAATCTCTAAAAACATTTGAAGAGCATAGATTCAATGTTATATTGAAAGCTAGGCAATTAGGTTTATCAACATTAACTGCTGGTTATTCTTTGTGGATGATGACATTTCATCAAGACAAAAACATTTTAGTTATTGCTACGAAGCAAGATACAGCTAAAAACTTAGTTACAAAAGTTAGAGTGATGCACGCTAACTTGCCAAGTTGGTTAAAACAAAAATGCACAGAAGATAATAAATTATCATTGAGGTATAGTAATGGTTCACAAGTAAAGGCCGTTTCAAGCGGTGAGGATAGTGGTCGTTCTGAGGCTTTGTCTCTTTTGATATTAGATGAGGCTGCTTTCATTGATAAAATTGAACCGATATGGGCTGCTGCTTCACAGACACTATCTACTGGTGGACAATGTATTGCACTTTCTACACCAAATGGTATTGGTAATTGGTTTCATAAGACTTGGGTTGGTGCAGAAGAAGGTGAAAATGATTGGAATACTATAAAACTTCATTGGAACTTACATCCTGAAAGAAATGATGATTGGAGACTGGAACAAGACAGACTCTTAGGTCCTTCTTTAGCTGCTCAAGAATGTGATTGTGACTTTCTAACTTCTGGGCAAACTGTCGTTGATGGTGTTATATTAGAAGAATACAAACAAGTCCATGCGCAAGATCCATTGGAGAAAAGAGGTATAGATAGTTGTCTTTGGGTATGGCAACCAGCAAACTATACTAAAGATTATATAGTATGTGCTGATGTTAGTAGGGGTGATGGTTCAGATTTTTCTGCATTTCATATTATGGAAGTAGAGACTATGGAACAAGTTGCTGAATATAAAGGTAAAATTTCTACAAAAGATTTTGGTAATCTATTGGTAAATACTGCTACTGAATATAATAATGCATTATTAGTAGTTGAAAATAACAATATAGGCTGGGCTACACTACAACAATGTATTGACAGAGGTTACGAAAATTTATTTTATA